CGTAGTTTTTGTGCAGTGCACAATAGTACATAATATATGCTGTACAAAATTTGTACATCGGACCGTAGTGGTCAAAAATTGTACAATTAAATGGAGTGATCAAAATTTGTACAGTCAAAATGGGATGATCAAAAATTGTACAGCTAATACGGGTACTGTAAATTTATACAGTATGGTTCATATGTTCAGGCCAAAAACATAGGCTTCATATAAAGCCCGCTACTGGGAGCCTATCAAATCCGGGTAGGGTAGTATTAAAAGAAAAAGATCGTGGTTTTGCGAATGATTCGCATCTAAAAGTTTTATCAATAGAATCAATAACTTAGGTGTGTTAGTTAAAATCGCTAAAAAAATTGGCATGATTATTATGTTATATAAATCAATGACTTACCGCACTGCACCATTGTTGCACTGCACAACAAAATTTCATGCGGCATTGCACAAAAAACTTGGCACGGAAAATGCTTGTAGTGATGGTGCACTGCACAATGGGGGTGGTGTTTGAACACAGTGAGTGTAGGGGTATAGGTGCACACTCACTTAGATGACTAAGTATTTTTAGATTTCGAGTCTATTGTGTGACTCAATGGGTGCAAGTGTTTTGATATCATTTGATTATTGGGCATGAAATGCACTACTGGCGCGGGTCTCAGGCCATGAAATCCCCCAGAATCCGTGACCGTAGTACAAAAATTGTACAATAGGGCCGCGAGGGCCACCCGGGGTGTCTACGTATACGTATATACAGATATACACAGAAGTGAATTTTCAGTTGTAAACCACTTTTGGTCTGACCACTTAGTCGCAAACACTATATATGCCCTTAAACTATGACTATTTTCGTTATTTTAGTCACAAATATCTCTTGACAACCTTTATGAAATACATATAACTACGGAGCGTAGCGACATACAGATAATATGCCCCATAAAAAGGTCTCCAAAAATTCTTGTAAAAGTCATAGGCAACTGGATATTGTAAATGAAGCATATTATATGTAAGGATCTGTACATTTTTGAATGAACCCTTGCGTAGCAAGGAAGTTCGTGCTAAAATACAACAAACATTCCGGGTGATACACTCGTATTACCTACAAATCTCTTGACAATTAAAAATTTAGAAGTATAACTATGCGTACTCGTGAAGGATTAGTAGAAGAAGTCTACGATTGTGTCCGAACCAGAACCCCTCTAAGCAGTATTCACATCCCACATTCCGATGTATTCTTTGTGAGGGAGGCGTTAGAAGCTCGCTTTGACTGTGAGCTTTCGTTATTTCAAGTAGAAGAATATATGCGCGAAGCAGGATGGAAGGATAGTGGCGACAACTAAAGATGTTAAGCGCACTGAAAGCGGTAGACTTACCTATCGTGGTGAAACTTTCAGTGGGTATAACAAACCTAAGCGTACTCCCGGTGCAAATAAGAAGTTTGCCGTACTCGCCAAGAAAGGTGATCAGGTTAAGATAGTCCGTTTTGGTGATCCGAATATGGAGATCAAGAAGGATAACCCTGAAAGACGTAAGTCGTTTCGTGCTCGTCACAAATGTGATACAGCGACAGACAAGTTTTCGGCCAGATACTGGTCGTGTACAAAATGGTGATATAGACTATATGCCTTCCTCACCCGGATACAAACGTAATTACAAGCAGGAAGCTAAATACGACGGTCAGCCTGCTGTACGTAAGAAAAGAGCCTCTCGCAATGCCGCACGTAGGAAGATGGCTAAAGCTGGATTAGTACGTAAAGGTGATGGTAAAGATGTTCATCACGTAGGTGGTAACGCATTGAACAACAAGAAGCTGGCGGTTAAGTCAGCATCAGCAAATAGGTCTTACGCTCGTACTAAGACTGCACGTAAAAAGAATCCACGGAGTTAAACAATGGAAAAAGTAAATCCAGAACGTGCGAAGATGATTAAAGATCTTCAAGATGAAAAAGCTAAGTATGAAGCTGAACTTCGTTCTGACCCAACGGACAAGGCCGCTCAGATGAATTTAAAACAAGTCAACAGTGTGCTCAAGCGGTACGGCGTTAACATCGATGAAGATAATTCTAAACTGAAAGATGGCGGCATGGCTGGCGGTAAAAGAACTCCACACAGGTACGTGGGCGGCGGTGTTGTAGTAGATAACCTACCAAATCCCGGACTGAAAGAACTAGCTAAATCCCCAAAAGGAAGAAAAGCTGTTCGCAAAATGGGCTTTGATGTCTGACATTGAAGATGAGATACGAAAGTGGTCTCGTGAATTTTTAGAAGTTCCTTGTGATAACCTAAACGGATTACCACCCTGCCCTTATGCAAAGAGGGCGTGGCTAGAAAACAAAGTTAAGTTTTCTGTGAACACAGGTCTTGATGGCCTGACACAACAAGTAAAAGAATACGATACACACGATTTCGATATTGTCATCTGGGCTGATGAAGAATATCCAGAAATGGAATATTTAGATGGCTTTTGTGACGGTATCAACGAGGCACTGTCGGTGGCTGGTATTGATCTTCATTTAATGTTGTTTCATCCAGATTACAGTCCCTCAGAAGCAGGTCTGCATTTTCTAGAAGAGGTAGAGTGTTTAGAGGACTCAGAACTCGAATACGCTATGGTCTTTGTTCAACGTCTGTCTATTCTAGATGATGCGGCATTAAGTCTGGAGAAAAGTGGGTACTACAAACACTTTCCAAAAGATACATACGAAAGTCTAGTTCTATATAGAAGAGGATTACGAAATGAAAGGTAAAGCAAAAACCGCCAAGAAAAAGATGATGCGCGGCGGTGGTATGCCCATGAAGAAAAAGATGATGGGTGGCGGAATGGCTAAGACTGCCAAGAAAAAGATGATGGGTGGTGGAATGGCTAAGACTGCCAAGAAAAAAATGATGGGCGGCGGCATGGCTAAGACGGCTAAAAAGAAAATGATGCGCGGCGGAATGGCAAAAAAGAAAAAGTAATTGCTAAATATTGCCGTACAACCATCAAAACTTCATGGCTATGGGGTCTTTGCTACATCTGTAATCAAAGAGGGGGACACAATTGAAATGTGTCCTTATGTCGTCTTAGACGATGGACAGGTTGAAGAAACTAGCATCCTCCGCGATTATTTATTTGGTACCCCATTTGAAGATGAAGAATGTTTGCTGTCACCTTTTGGGTACGCTATGGTATATAACCATTCATCCAAACCGAATGCTGAATGGATCGTGGAAGAAAAGAAAGTAGACTTTGTCCGTTTTTTTGCTTTGCGTGATATTCAGAAAGGTGAAGAAATAACACACGATTATGGTGTGGCGTATTGGGATAGCAGGGAAGATGGAGGGGATTATCCAGACTTTGTTAGCAGAGATGAGATTTAAGAAATGATTAACACTAATAAAAATTCTAGATTTCGCACAGTTAACAAAGAGGCGGGTACAACAGGTCAGGAAGTTACACTGTACACTTGTCCATCTAACTGTCGCACTGTCGCTAATTCTTTGTGGGTTAGTAACTCAAGCACAGGTAATGCTGATGTAGATCTTAAATTTACCCGCGCTGATACCACAAGCAATTCACAACACATGAGTTTATTAGTTAGTAAAACTTTGGCAACTGGAGAACACCTGACTTTTCCCGATGATAAGTTTATACTAGAACCAAGCGACACCATTAAATTCACTGCAACAGGCAGTAACACGATACACGTAGATTTAATGGTAACTGTTGAAGAATTTTTCTTACCATCGGATGCATTCTAATGAAGAAAGTTAAAAAGATGATGAGTGGCGGCACGGCTAAGACAAGCCCGATGAACGCTGTTAATATGGCGAAAGGAGGTACGAAGAGTCGTGTTAATGAGTCCGGCAATTACACCAAGCCCGGTATGCGCAAAAACTTATTCAACCGCATCAAAGCCGGTGGAAAAGGTGGCTCACCCGGACAATGGAGCGCAAGAAAGGCTCAGATGCTTGCCGCACAATACAAGCAAAAGGGTGGCGGATACAAATCGTGAAAGCTCCTCAACGCAGTCTGAAAAATTGGACAAAGCAAAAATGGCGTACCAAGAGTGGCAAGCCATCTACACAAGGACCGAAAGCTACCGGGGAGCGTTACCTACCGGAGAAAGCTATCAAGGCTCTTTCATCGCGAGAGTATGCCGCTACTACGAAAGCCAAGCGGAAGGGGAAAGCCGCGGGCAAACAATTTGTAAAACAGCCTAAGCGTGTAGCAAAGAAAACATCGAGGTTTCGTTAATGGCGATTAATAAAAAAAGTGCTAAAAGAATTAAGACTGTAGTCAAAGGATTACAAAAAGCCGTTAGGTCTCATGCAAAGCAATCGCGAGTTTTATCTGGAGTTTTAAGTGAAAGCAAAAAAAGATCCGGCAAAAGGAACAGGTAAAAAACCAAAGGGAAGTGGAAGAAGATTGTATACGGATGAGAATCCACAAGATACAGTTTCGATCGCGTATGCAACTGTAGCCGATGCTAAAAGGACGATTACAAAAGTTAAAAAGATTAAAAAGCCCTTTGCCAGAAAGATACAAATATTAACTGTGCTAGAGCAAAGAGCTAAAGTTGCAAATAAACCTGAACAGGCCAAGCTAGCAAAATTAGCTAAAGAGCAATTGAGAAAACAAAATGCGTAATTTAACTGAAAAACAGCAGAAATTTTTAGACGCTCTTTTTGGGGAAGCTCGTGGTAATCCAACTGAAGCTAAAAAAATAGCGGGATATTCTGCGACGCATTACACCGGCAGTATTGTGGAGTCTTTAAAAGACGAAATACTAGAGCACACTAATATGTACTTAGCAGGCAATGCGCCACGTGCGGCAATGGCTATGGTCGGTGCACTAGCAGACCCTACAGAAATGGGTATTAAAGAAAAGATGATGGCGGCAAAAGAAGTAATGGATCGTGTTGGCATTATCAAATCAGAAAAACTTCAAGTAGAAGCAACAGGCGGTGTGATGATACTTCCACCGAAAAAATCTGAGGATGACAACTGATAGGGGCGCGGGTAAGTGGATACTTGCCCAGCCTGAAAATATAATTAAAGATGAGGATTTTCTTCCCATACCTAAAATAGCTAGAACTATTCCATTTGGTTATAAAGAAGATCCCGAAGATGATGACGTACTGTTACCAATACCCAGAGAGCTTAGAGCACTAGAAAAAGCTAAAGAATATTTACAACAGTATAGTTATAGAGAAGTTGCGAATTGGCTTACTAAACAAACAAATCGCAGTATTTCTCATATGGGATTAAAGAAAAGAATCGCAAATGAGCAGTCCAACAAAAGACGAAGCGCAACTCTCCGCCAGTGGGCCGAAAGGTACAAGACGGCGATCAGGAAAGCGGAGGAAATCGAGCGCACGAGGCTTGGCGCAAGAGAATCGCAAATCACAGAAGTTGAGTCAGCCGCGAATTGAAGTTCGCCAAGATCCGCAACAAGAACCTGAATTTGAGCCTATAGCTCCTGAAGAAGAATACAACGTAATATTTAAACCCAATGCTGGACCACAAACAGAGTTCCTAGCATCGGGAGAACGGGAGGTTCTATATGGAGGTGCCGCAGGCGGTGGTAAGTCTTATGCTATGCTGGCTGACCCGTTACGATTTATGGGACATCCATCTTTCAGCGGACTGTTGCTACGACATACAAACGAAGAACTAAGAGAACTTGTTTGGAAATCTCAAGAGATGTATCCAAAAATCTGGCCCGGTATAAAATGGTCAGAAAGAAAGATGCAGTGGACTGCCCCTTCAGGCGCAAGGTTGTGGTTTTCGTATCTCGACAGGGACGAAGACGTGTTAAGATACCAAGGTCAGGCTTTTAGCTGGATTGGTTTTGACGAATTAACACAGTGGCACACGCCATTTGCATGGGATTACATGCGCTCTCGCCTACGTAGCACAGCGACAGATCTACCTACATATATGAGAGCAACTACAAACCCCGGTGGACCCGGGCACTCGTGGGTTAAAAAGATGTTTATTGATCCTGCACCACCGGGTCAATCATTTAACGCGAAAGACATAGAAAGTGGTAAAACATTAATCTATCCAAAAGGACATTCTAAGGAAGGCGTACCGCTTTTTAAGCGCAGATTCATACCCGCAATGTTGACCGACAATCCACATTTGTACGAGCAGGGCGACTATGAAGCGATGTTATTATCTTTACCAGAGCATCAGCGTAAGCAATTATTAGAAGGCAATTGGGATGTTGCAGAAGGCGCGGCGTTTCCTGAGTTTAACAGACAGATCCACGTTATTGATCCTTTTGACGTACCTAGGAATTGGGTTAAGTTTCGCGCCTGCGATTATGGGTATGGCTCTTATTCTGCTGTCGTTTGGTTTGCTTGTACTCCTGATGAACAGCTTATTGTTTATCGCGAGTTATATGTTAGTAAGGTTTTGGCAACTGATCTCGCGGATATGGTTCTCGATCTGGAATCGGGAGACGGCAGGATCAGATATGGAGTATTGGACAGTTCATGTTGGCATCGCAGAGGCGATACTGGACCTTCGCTTGCGGAACAGATGATTCAAAAAGGTTGTCGCTGGAGACCCTCTGATAGATCAGGCGGTTCTAGAGTTGCAGGTAAAAATGAATTGCACAGACGATTACAAATTGATGAGTTTACGGAACAACCAAGAATACAATTTTTTAACACCTGTACAAATATAATTGCACAACTCCCTGTATTACCACTGGATAAAAGAAACCCAGAAGACATAAACACAAAAGCAGAAGATCATTTGTATGATGCATTACGTTATGGTATAATGAGCAGACCGCGATTTTCAATTTGGGATTACGATCCTGCCCATCAAAGACCTTCTAACTTTGTTCCCGCCGATAGTACATTTGGATATTAAATATGGAAGAAAATGAAATTTTCGGCTCTGAGTCGGATGTTCAAGTTACACTTGATGATGTAGAAGAAGTTTCTTCTGAGCCTACTGAGCTTAAATCTTTATCGGGACATGTCATTGATCGATATCAAAAAGCTGAAGATGCCAGAAGACAAGACGAGGAACGATGGTTACAGTCGTACAGAAATTACAGAGGTTTGTACGGCCCCGATGTTCAATTTACCGAAGCTGAAAAATCTAGAGTATTTATTAAGGTAACTAAAACTAAAACATTGGCCGCTTATGGGCAGATAATCGATGTTTTGTTCGCTAATCAAAAGTTTCCAATCTCAGTAGAACCAACCGTATTACCTGAAGGTGTAGCAGAGTCTGTGCATTTTGACATGCAACAAAAGCCTGAAAGTAGTGCTCCTGAAAGTGAGGATTCGCTTTTTGGTTTTGCGGGGGACGGCAAGGACTTTCCTCCCGGTGCGACAGCAGACAGTCTGCGAGAAATGCTGGGGCCATTAAAAAATAAACTTGCTGATGTTGAAGGCCTGACTGAGGGACCGGGCTTAACGGGAACTCAAGTTTCTTTTGAGCCTGCTTTAGTAGCGGCCAAAAAAATGGAAAAGAAAATAATGGATCAGTTAGAGGAAGCTCATGCCTCTAAACAACTAAGATCTACTTCATTTGAAATGGCGTTGTTTGGCACAGGGATTATGAAAGGTCCGTTTGCCACTGATAAAGAATATCCAAACTGGGATGAAGAGGGAGAATATAATCCTGTAATTAAAACAGTTCCTTCTACATCACATGTTTCTGTCTGGAATTTTTACCCAGATCCTGATGCGGCAAATATGGACGAAGCGCAGTACGTTATTGAGCGGCATAAGATGTCTCGTGCTCAACTACGTGCATTGAAAAAACGTCCATTTTTCCGTGCTCAAGTTATTGACGATGTCATTTCTGAGGGAGAAGGATATTATAAAAAGTATTGGGAAGATGATTTAAGAGACTATCAAACCGATTATGATGTTGATCGTTTTGAGGTTTTAGAATACTGGGGCACAGTCGATAGAGAAATATTAGAAACTGCGAATATCGAAATACCAGAGGAGTTTGGAGAGGGCGATGAAGTTCAAGCAAACATTTGGTATTGTAATAACCGCATTATTCGTACTGTGCTAAATCCGTTTAAGCCTGCTCACATACCATACTATGCAGTCCCTTATGAGCTAAATCCTTACTCATTCTTTGGTGTGGGTATCGCAGAAAACATGGACGATACTCAAACGCTGATGAACGGCTTTATGCGTATGGCAGTGGACAATGCTGTTTTGTCTGGTAACTTGCTCATTGAAATCGATGAGACTAATCTTGTTCCCGGTCAAGATCTCTCAGTGTATCCGGGTAAGGTTTTTCGTCGTCAGGGCGGTGCACCGGGTCAAGCTATCTTTGGAACAAAGTTTCCAAATGTATCTAATGAGAATATGCAATTGTTTGACAAAGCCCGTGTACTTGCGGATGAGTCAACAGGCTTCCCCTCATTTGCACACGGACAAACAGGTGTGTCTGGTGTAGGCCGTACAGCATCTGGTATTTCGATGCTAATGAATGCGGCGGCTGGGGGCATTAAGACTGTCATTAAAAATGTTGATGATTATTTGCTTGCGCCATTAGGTAAAGCAATGTTTTCATTTAATATGCAGTTTGACTTTGATCCAGAAATTAAAGGAGACTTAGAGGTCAAAGCGCGTGGCACAGAGTCATTGATGGCTAACGAAGTACGTAGTCAACGGCTAATGCAATTCATGCAAGTTGCGTCTAATCCGACTCTCGCTCCTTTTGCTAAGTTCCCTTACATTGTACGTGAAATTGCAAAGTCAATGGATCTTGATCCTGACAAGGTTACAAATAGCTTTGAAGAAGCCGCACTGCAACAAAAACTTATGCAACAAAATGCACCGCCCGCGCCTGCTCAGCCTGCGACAGGAGCGCCAGCAGTGGACGATCCCACAGGTTCTGGCGGGGCTAATATTGGTGTAGGGCAAGCCCCTGTACCGGGAGAACAAGGATTTACAGGCAATGACCAATCAGGACAACCACCGGCAGAAGGTGGTGAGCAAGCTCAAGTCCCTTTGCAGTAATCACAAGCAATGGGATGCGTTTTGTGAGTATTTAGATATTATGATATCCGAAAATCACAAAAAGCTGGAACAACTAGATGACATAGCATCTATTCATCAAGCGCAAGGTGCAGTCAAGGCGTTGCGACAAATGAAGTATCTACGAGACGAGGCGTTATCAGATGTCTGATGTAAAAGTACAAATGGAAGGCATAGTTACGCCGACTTATGATAAGCGGCGAAAAGGCTACAAATTCAAAGCGGACGGCATGGAAATATTTATAAAGGGTGCTGATACCGACGCCGGTAAAAAAGCCGCTGTAGATCAAATGTCTCGTTTATTGGAAGAACAAAAAGAAGAAAAGAAAGAAACAAAAACACGTGTTTTCGCAGAGGGCGGACTTAAAGACGAAGGAGGAACAGTTGACCCAATATCCGGTAATGAAGTCCCCGCAGGATCTACTAAAAAAGAAGTCAGAGATGATATTCCTGCACAACTTAGCGAAGGCGAATTTGTGTTTCCTGCTGATGTTGTTCGTTATATCGGCCTAGAAAATTTAATGGAGCTTCGTCAAAAAGCTAAAGCTGGCCTTTTTAAAATGGAAGCAATGGGCCAAATGGGCAATTCGGAAGAAGCAACTATGGATGATGAAGGTGCTTATGACGATGAAATTGATCAGCTTATCGATAGATTTGATCCTAATGATCCTGAGACGATGAAGTTTGCGCAAGGTGGTATTGTATCTGCGAGCAACGGTGTGTACCTGCCCGGACAACAATTTACCACTGGTTATATGCCCACAACAGGATACAACCCAACACAGTCTGCCCCACCGCAACAGACTTCTTATGTAACAAACCCAGCTAGACAAGCTGTTGGTCAAGCACCTATTTCTCCAGAGCTTCGTAGATATGTTGGCCCCAATGGTGAAATATTAATGGTGCCTTTCTATGATGGCAAACCTATGCAGGGTTACACTATTCCTGCTAATTATAAATATCAGCCAGCAGAAGAGACTGTAGCACAGGCACCTGAAATTGCTCAGCCTACCGTGCAGGATGACGGCAGGGACGGCACTGATGAAGTAAAAGACGAACGAGAAGCAGAACGTCAAGCTCAAATGGCTGTGGATAAACAGATAAATACTACTTTAGCTTCTTTAGATCCTGAATTTGCTAAGCTAACAACAAAAGATCCGTTTATGACAGGAGAGCCTACATTAAATGTAAAGAGTGCGATATTCTCAGGCGTACAAACAACTTTAGGTAGAACTGCCGCTATAGAAAGAATTGCTAGTAATTTAGGTCTCGATCTAGATCAGTACAAAAACACTGGACTTGAAGGTGTTTTAAGTAAATATGACGACAAAAGATTTGCTGATGACATAAAAGCAATGCAAGAAGATGAGAACTTTGCAGAAAAAGCCAAAGCAAGAAAAGATTTGAAGAAAGACTACTTTAAAGGTGGCGATGAAGACAGCCCACTTGGTGGAATGACCAAAGCTGAGGCCACGGCGCAAATGCAAAACGACATGGACGAAATAGCAGATGCGATTGACGCGGCCTCAGAAGATTCAGACTCAGAAGATTCAGGCACAGGAGATTTTGGAGGATACAGCCAAGATGATTTTTCAGATGAAGGTGGAATATCGTTCTCCAAAGGCGGCGTAGTAAAACAAACACAACGTGCATTGAAATCATCACGTAAAAAGTGATTTCACTTAACTGGCTACCTAACGCCCTTCGGCAACCGTTAGCCCCAGACATAAAGGAAACAACATGTCAACCCCAGCAACTGAAATAGTAGAAAAAGTAGAGCAAGTAAAAGTCGCATCTGGCTTTGCTAAGCGCAACGCAAACAAGCAACGCATTGAAGAAGAAGAAGCGGAACTTCAAGAGCTATTAAAAGCAAAAGAAGAACCGCAAAAAGAAGTTAAAGAAGAGGACGACGGCCCAGAGCCAAAAGGTGCAGAGGAAAAGACCTTCAAGAAAAGATACGGCGACTTGCGTAGACACGCTCAGAAAACTGAAAGTGAATTAAAAGAACAGATTGACGAATTGCGTGTACAGCTAGACGCATCTACAAAAAAAGAAATTGCCTATCCCAAGTCAGAATCTGAATTAGAAGCATGGATGGAACAGTATCCAGACGTTGCGCAGATTGTAGAAACAATTGCTATGAAAAAGGCGCATGAACAAGCGTCTGAATTTGAAAGTAAATTTAAACAAATAGATGAAATGAAGCTTGAGGCAAAACGTGAAAAAGCTGAAGCAGAACTTATGCGATTACATCCAGACTTTGAAGAAATTAGAGAAACTGAAGAGTTTCATAGCTGGGTTGATGAACAGCCTAAATGGGTGCAGGATGCGCTGTACGACAATGATACAGACGCAATATCAGCGGGTCGAGCAATTGATTTGTACAAAGCTGACAAAGGTATCAAAGCTACTAAAAAGTCTAGTAAAGTAAAAGGTGCCGCAGAGGCTGTAAATGCTAAAACAGAAAGATCTTCGCCGGATAGTGACGAATCTAAATCCTACATTAAAGAATCTGATGTAGCAAAAATGACAGCACAACAGTATGAAAAAGATCAGGACAAAATTGCAGATGCGATCCGTGCTGGAACTTTTGTTTATGATTTGTCTGGATCAGCGCGATAAACACTTGACAAATTTATGTTTGCGAATATAACTATACGCATTAATATCAATCAGGTGGCCCCCTTTTAGGAATACCCACCGCCTAGGATAAGCAAAACTGTTACTTATTATCTCAGGCCAGAGATATGCGGTAATGGTTGCGCTCGTCCGCCCTTCTCAGAATACCCTACCTACTCAGGCCGCGACTCACTTTGGCCGGTGAGATAGCCACCCTGATGTTAGATGGCCTCTGGCGGAGTTACGTAAACCTTAAACCTACGCAATAAAGGAGTGTCTATCATGGCATTTTCAACAGCGGCGGGTTACGGTAACCTACCTAATGGTAACTTTAGCCCCGTAATATATTCAAAGCAGGTACAACTTGCTTTTCGTAAGTCTTCTATTGTAGAAAGTATTACGAACAACGATTATTTTGGTGAGATTGCTCAGATGGGTGACTCAGTCAAGATTATCAAAGAGCCTGAAATCACAGTCAAAGATTATGCTCGTGGTACAACTATTACTCCACAAGATATCGATGACGAGGATTTTTCTCTCACAATTGACAAAGCAAACTACTTTGCTTTCAAAATTGATGACATTGAAGAAGCACATTCTCATGTCAACTTTATGCAAATGGCTACAGATCGTGCCGGTTATCGCCTGCGTGATCAGTATGATCAAGAAGTCCTTGGCTACCTGTCAGGTTTCAAACAGTCTGCAATTCACGGCACACCTAATGCCGTTAACACAACTGTTAATGGAAACAAGGCTGTTACGTCTGCATCTGACGGTGCAAACTTAGTTGGTGCTGAACTTTTAGCTTCTATGTCTTTGGATGCGTCAGACTTTACGCAAGCAGACGGCACTGCCGGTACTGCAAATCAGTGCATTGGTCTCGAGCCTCGTGCTGGCGGAGCAACTAACGCCAAGTCTGGCACAACAGGTAATGCGTTCCCACTGCAAGTTATTGCACGTATGGCACGTTTACTTGACCAACAAAACGTAGATACTCAAGGACGTTGGCTTGTTCTCGATCCAGTATTTATCGAAATGCTGAAAGACGAAGATTCACGTCTTCTAAATGCAGACTTCGGTGGTTCTGGACTTCAGAATGGTCTTGTTGTTAATAATCTGCACGGTTTCCAAGTTTATAGTTCTAACAACCTACCTGCACTAGGCACAGGCCCGGCGACAGTAGGTGGTATGAATGCTAGTAATATGGGAATAATCGTGGCTGGTCATTCTTCTGCTATCGCAACTGCTCAGCAGATTAATAAGACTGAAACTTACCGTGATCCTGACAGCTTTGCTGACATTGTTCGTGGTATGCACTTGTATGGTCGCAAGATTCTTCGTCCTGAAGCAATCGTTACTGCGGCATACTGCTTAGCATAAGGGGGATTGAGAAATGGCTACAATTACATCTACTCTCAAATCTGCTACTGGCAACTCTCAACGTGGGCGTAATCCGTACATGGTTGAAAATACTATTGACCTGACTGCACAGGCAATTTCTTCTACTGCTGGAGACGTGGTACAAGCTATCACTGTTCCTGCTAATACGAAGATTCTGACCGCAGGCTTTCAGGTTGTAAATAGTGCAACCATGAATTCTGGTACCAACGCTACTGCAACTTTGGGTACAGCAGATGCAGATGAGTATGTTACAGCGTTTGACATTGACGGTGCGTCTGATGGTGCTTATGCTCCTAGCGTTACTGTTTCTGCGGATGTTGTTTTGTCTACTGCGGATACGCTAGACCTAACTTTCGCTGGTGACGGCGCAACATATACTGCTGGTAAAATTCGTGTTTACGCAGTGATGATGGACGTTAGTGAAATAGGTGACACCTCTGCCGATGAGGTAGACCGCGATACTCTCGCTTAATAAAACTGAGTCGGGGGGCTTCGGCCCCTTGATTCTTTTAGGAGATATATATGAGTAAATCCAATTACCTTGAGGACAAGATTCTAGATCACGCCCTTGGTACAACTGCGTTTACACAGCCTACCAATCAGTACCTTGCTTTGCACACTGCTGATCCTACAGATGCCGCATCGGGAGCAGAACTTTCTGACGCATCAGAAGCTAACAGGACAGGTTATGCTAGAGCCGCTATTGATTTTAACGCCGCTTCTAGCGGGACTGCGACAGGACCAGATGGCAGTAACACAATAGAGTTTACAAACTCCCACGGCAGTTCGTCTTGGACTGAAGTAACACACTTTGGTATATATGATGGCTTAACCGATGTGCCCGCAACTGTTAACGGTGCCGTGTCAAGTAGCACGAGCGTTACAGTAGATGGCAAGACAGGAACAATTGCTGTAGGAATGAAAGCTACTGCCACGGGAATATCTGGAGATGTTTTTGTTGCTAGTATTTCGTCACAGGCCAGCACCACGGCGACAGTTGTTCTAGATACCGCGGTAAGTATTAGCGATGATGTGTCTATAACATTTTCAACAAATTTATTATATCACGGCGCATTGACTACCCCTAAAACAATTGCGGCAGGTGATACGTTACGTTTCACTGCTGGTTCTATTTCTATATCTGAGGCTTAATCAATGGCTCTTGCAGTTGCTGATCGTGTAAAAGAATCCACGACAACAACGGGAACTGGTACAGTTAGTCTTGCAGGTGCGGAAACTGGGTTCCAGACGTTTGTTGCGGGCATAGGTAATTCAAATACTACCTACTATGCAATCGTGGACGGAAATACTGGCGACTTTGAAGTTGGCATCGGTACAGTTACTGATGCATCTCCTGATACTCTTTCTCGCGATACAATCCTACAATCGTCAAACAGTGACAGTGCGGTTAACTTTGGCGCTGGCACTAAGTCCGTGTTCTGTACACAACCCGCTGATAAGGCGGTGTTTAAGGATGCTGACGGCCATGTTGCGTTGCCTGATAGCGCGGAGATACGACTTGGTAATAGATCTGGGGGCGACTTAAAAATTCGTTATAATGGTAGTAACAATCAAATACAAGGTTTTACTGGCGCTCTTCAACTAACAAATTTTGCAAACGATCAAGATGTCAGAATTTTATCGGATGATAGCAGTGGAGGCGTAACAGACTATTTCAGAGCCGATGGTAGTAATGGTGAAGCTGTTTTGTATCATTACGGTACAGAAAAACTTGCCACCAAATCTACCGGGGTCGATGTCGTAGGAAATATAACAGTTTCTGGCACAGTCGATGGACGCGATCTTGCCACGGATGGTACAAAGTTAGATGGCATAGAAGCTTCTGCGGATGTAACAGATACAGCCAACGTGACATCCGCTGGCGCATTGATGACTTCTGGTGGAGCAATCACCTCTGCAACTACTCCACTTACCGCGACAACTAGTTCAAGTTCTGGCGAGTCGGCGGCCCATTTTAAACGATCCGCAAGTAACGGTTCATTAGTTACTTTTGAAAATAGTGCGAATGTTACTGTCGGTGTCATATCTACTACTTCTAATGATCTTTTGATTGGTACAGGAGACACTGGGTTATATTTTGAGGACAGCACAAATGAAATTGAGCCATTCAATCCAACAAATAGAACCTCTACAAACGGCGTAATTAGCTTAGGAGCATCGAATAGAAAATTCAAAGACTTTTATCTTGGCGGTAATATTACCGTCGATGGCACAGTAGATGGCAGAGACCTTGCTACGGATGGCACTAAGTTAGATGGCATCGAGTCTAACGCAACAGCAGATCAGACAGCCGCAGAAATTAGAACACTAGTAGAGTCGGCCTCAGATTCAAATGTATTTACGGATGCAGATCATACTAAACTAAACGGCATAGCCTCATCTGCTACAGCCAACCCAAATGCTTTAGACAATATATCTGAAGACACTACACCACAACTTGGTGGGAACTTAGATGTTAACGGGAATCAAATACAATTAGACCAAACTAGTGGCGTTGCAATTAAAACTGTTGGTGATCTTTCTAGTGCTGACTTAACTCTTTTACAAGCAAGTCACAATAATAGTGGACAGTACGGATTCAACATCAACTACATGGGTTCGCGTAGTGGTAATGCAAATTCATTCGCACTTGAAATGCACAATCAAAACGGTACGAATGTAGAAGCAATTACAGTTTATCAAGATGGTAAGGTTGGTATCAACAACACAGCACCAACTGCTCCACTGGATGTTACAGGTAATATTGTTGTATCCGGAACAGTAGACGGACGCGATCTTGCAACTGATGGTACAAAGCTTGACGGTATCGAAGCATCCGCAGACGTAACTGACACGGCAAATGTAACATCTGCTGGCGCATTGATGACAACAGGCGGCACGATGACGGGTGCTGTGTTGTTTAATGACAGTGTTAATGCGAATTTTGGTACAGGTACTGATTTAAGTATTACACACAACGGTACTAATACACAAATAATAAACCGCACTGGCGTTCTTCAAATTCTCCAGCAAAGTGGTTCTGATGTTGTTATTAAAGGTGACGATAATTCTGGTGGTAGTAGTGCGGACTATTTTAGAGCAGACGGCTCTACTGGTGAGGCAATGCTTTATCACTATGGCACAGAGAAGCTAGCCACTAAATCTGGTGGCGTAGATGTTTCTGGCAACATCACGGTATCTGGCACAGTCGATGGTCGAGACCTCGCAACTGATGGTACTAAGTTAGATGGCATCGAGGCTTCCGCAGATGTAACTGATACAGCCAACGTGACATCTGCCGGTGCACTGATGGATTCAGAAGTTACAAACCTCGCGCAAGTAAAAGCTTTTGATTCTTCTGATTACGCTACAGCCGCACAGGGTACAACCGCAGATGCGGCACTGCCTAAAGCTGGCGGTACGATGACCGGCAATATCAAGTTAAACGATGATGTTGATATACGTATGGGAGCCGGAAATGACTTTAAGTTATTTCATAATGGCACTAACTCAAAAATAAATAATAGTACCGGCGCTCTTCAAATTTCTAACTTTGCAAACGATCAAGACGTGACAATTGCAACTGATGATGGCTCTGGCGCAACCGCAGTATACTTTAGAGCAGATGGTTCTACTGGTGATGCAATCCTTTCGCACTACGGCACTGAAAAAATAAAGACTCAGTCTGGTGGTATTGACGTAACAGGTAACATTACGGTATCTGGCACAGTCGATGGCCGTGACGTAGCGGCTGATGGAGCTACTGCTGATGCGGCACTTCCTAAAGCTGGCGGCACCCTCACAGGCGATCTGGCGTTTGGTGATAACGTCAAAGCTAAGTTTGGCGCAGGTAATGACCTCAAAATTTACCATGATGGAGCTAAGTCTGTAATAGAAGATCAGGGTACAGGTGCATTACAAATAAGAGGGACTGATCTAAAGCTAAGATCTTCTGGCTCAGAAGAATATATTGAATGTATTGCAAACGGCGCAGTCACTCTTTACCATGACAACTCTGCCAAACTAGCCACCGCATCATCTGGCATTGATGTAACAGGCAACATCACTGTCTCTGGCACTGTCGATGGACGAGACGTAGCCGCAGACGGTGCAACGGCTGATGCGGCACTGCCTAAAGCCGGTGGCACAATGACAGGTAACATTTCTCGTGGTGACAATGTTAAGTCAATTTATGGTGCAGGCAATGACTTAGAAATTTATCACACGGGCACCAATAGTATTGTCAATGATGTTGGCACGGGCAACTTAGTGCTTTCTACTAACGGAACGTCAGTAAGAATTGCTCATTCAACAAACGCTGAAGCAATGGCGGTCTTTACTAAGAATGGCTCTGCTCTTTTAAATCACGACGGATCAAATAAATTAGAAACTTCTTCATCTGGCGTAGACGTAACAGGAGACATTGCTGTTACTGGAAGTGTTGTGTTTGAGGGAGCAACTGCTGATGCCCATGAAACAACATTAGCAGTCACTGATCCTACAGCCGACAGAACGATCACACTCCCGGATGCTACAGGTACAGTTATATTAAATAGCAATTTAAACTTTCCATTTTTTAAAGCAGACGGTAGCTCTGACACAATTGCGCTAACAGCAGATAACAAATTACCTTTTGTTAAATCAGATGGAAGTGCTAGCAATATAGCATTAACGACATAGGATAAAAAATGGCTACATTAGTCAAATCAATTTTAAGTGGTAGCGATGTAACAAGTCTTGGTGAGCTTACCTCTAGCGATACTGTAGATCCAGTACGTGGTGCTACGCTGACAGATACAAGCAACAGCGGGAGCGTTACATTAGATTTTAGCGCATCTCAAAATTTTGTATTGACTCTTACCGGCAACGTCACATTAGCCAATCCCTCAACTGAGGCTGTAGGACAATCCGGGTTTATCGTTCTTATCCAAGATGGCACAGGCGGTAGGACTCTTTCGCTGGGCACTGACTACGAGACAGCCGCAGGTGGAGGCATAACACTGTCTACAGCGGCTAGTGCCACAGACATTGTCCCATACGTTGTTGCGGCCTCAAATCGAATATTGCTTGGCGCACCGCAGTTGGCATTTAGTTAATGAGTATTGTCGGTTCAGAACAATGGATGTACAACTCTGGCACAGAGTTCTATCCGCATTCTATAGATCAGTCGTTAAGATTCAACAGCGGTGACAACCCTTACCTAGAACGAACAATGGTTACGCCCACCAATAATAAAAAGTTCACGATTTCAATGTGGATCAAAAGAGCAGATTTGGGCGGCTCTCAGATGATTATATCAGCGGGGACTAGTGGTGTTAGTTACATGCAGTTCCAAACTGACAATACTATAAAAGTCAGAGGCAGTGGTAATCTCGAAATCGAAACAGTTATGAAATTTCGAGATGTAGGAAGCTGGTATCACATTGTCTTCGCGTATGACTCCGCGCAAAGCACAGATACAGATCGAGTTAAATTATACGTAAATGGCACAGAAGTAACCGATTTTTCTCCCTACACAAAGCCCGGCTTAAATGAAGCGATTGTACTTAACAGTGCTGTAGTACATCACATTGGTAACTATTCCTTCAATGAGAACTTTGATTTTGACGGCTACCTCGCAGAGATGTATTTGGTCGATGGTCACGCTTTAGCACCAAGCACTTTTGCCGAAACGAAAAACGATATATGGGTTCCAAAAGATGCAAAAGACGACATCATAGGTTTAACCAATGGTTTTGGAAACAATGGTTTTTACCTGACTTTTTCAGATAGTTCAGATGTTGGGGCGGATTCGTCTGGTCAGGGACACAACTTCACAGATGACGATAATAATTTCACAGCAAGCGACGTGGTAAATGATAGCCCAACAAACAATATTCCCACCCTTGGGGCGCAACGAATTATAACTCACACCCTGTCAGAAGGTAATTTGAAAAGCACAAACACCAGTGGTACTCATGGTGGAACCACGGCAACCATGAATTATCCAACATCGGGTAAGTGGTATCACGAAGTAACAATTGATGCTACGGATAGTAGTACAGGCAACGGTGCGGCAATAGGGAATCAAATAGACAGGGATTCTTCTGATTGGGGTAGTTATACGAACTTAGTAGCGTATAACGGAAACGGACAAAAATTTACCGAAAATAGTTTTCAAACCTATGGGTCAGCCCAAAGCGCCGGTAATATCATTGGTGTAGCTTATAACGCCGACGATCAGGAATTAGAGTTTTATTTAGCTAGTTCTGCTGGTCAAACTGCTTCAAGTCAAGGAACAATAACCACGTCAGAAATGGATGGTGTCCTCGATTTTAACAACCTGTGTCCAGTAGCCTTTGGCAGGGACACTACAACAACATTTAATTTCGGACAAAGCGCATTTAATGGCACGGATGGTTCAGGAACATTACCTACCGGGTATAAAGCACTAAATACAGCTAATTTACCTAACCCTGCGATTGATCCCAACAAAAACGAAACACCAGATCAATACTTTGATACAACCTTATACACAGCAAACAATGGAACACTAACAATCACAGGTTTGGAATTTCAACCAGATTTCGTATGGATTAAAGGCAGAAGCATAGATATTGCACACGGGTGGTTCGATGTACTTCGAGGTACAGCCACCGCAGGGTCAACCAATACGGCTATAGGTTCTAACAGGACTGATGCACAAGGTAATGGTAACGGCGTGTTATCTGCGTTCACCTCTGATGGTTTTACGGTCGCAGGGGGAAGCTCTGGATCGAATCCTCGAAACCTAGTTAACAAGGGCACAAACACATACGTGGCGTGGACTTGGAAAGCAGGGGGGTCTGGAGTAACCAATAATGACGGAACAGGAACATCTACCGTCAGCGCAAGTGACGAGTCAGGTTTTAGTCTAGTTAAGTATACTGGCAATGGCTCAAACCAAACACTTGGACACGGGTTAAGTTCTGCTCCAGATGCAATCTGGATAAAAGAAATTAACAGTACATCCGGTTGGATGTGTTATTACAGTGCTTTAGGCGAAGGACAATTTTTATCTCTTCATAGCACTTCCGCAAAATCGTCTAGCACTACGGCTTTTAATAACACTGCCCCAACAACTTCGGTGTTTTCAGTAGGCGGGAGTAATGCTACCAATCAGTCAAGTCAGGATTATATCGCGTACTGTTTTTACAATTTAGACGGGTACCAGAAAATTGGACTGTATGAAGGAAATAACTCGACTGATAATGCGTTTGTTTTTACCGGCTTCCGTCCCAGATTTCTTATGATAAAAAATATTGATTCGACTGGTAACTGGGGTATGTGGGACACAGCACGTAACACGTCTAATGTTGCAAGTAGCATTCAAAGGGCCGACACATCCGACGTTGAAAATACTACGTCAACTAATAACGATGTAGACATACTGTCAAACGGGTTTAAGGTACGAGGGAATACGAGTGTGTCTGGCGATGCTGTGACTTACGTTTATATGGCTATAGCAGAGCAACCTTTCAAATACTCTAACGCAAGATAGGAAATTTTTATGTGGCAATACAACGGCAGGACAATTAAAGAAGGGAAATCTTGGGTCTCTGCCGACGGTGTTAAACATCCAACAAACTGGGCTGTGTGGTCGGACGAGGTAAAAAAATCTTTTGGGTTGATTCAGGTTGCTGACCCAAAGACTTGGGATAACCGATTCTATTGGGGCTGGGACTCAGAAGAAAAAAACTTGGTTGAAAGAAAGATTGACGATGAAGATGCAACGGACGAAAGCGGCAATAAACTGAAGGATGAAGACGGCAATCAAGTTGTCAACTACGGACTCAAGTCGGTCGCAATTAATAACACTAAAACTGTTGCGAGAGGAAAGCTATCCCACACCGATTGGTATGTTACGCGTAAAGCAGAGACAGGAACTGATCTACCATCTTCCGTCACAACTTACAGGACGGCTGTCCGCACTGCGTGTAAAACCATTGAAGATGCCATAACCGCTTGTGACACTCATGCAAAATTCATGGCTCTGTATGATGCGCCTGTTGACGGCAGTGGGAATCGAACGGGCAATGCGCCGATCAACGATTGGCCTGACGAGATCTAAGCATGACGTTTTCCGTAGCCGCATTCTCTGAAATACCATTTGCTGTTGGCACCGCAGGTGCTACGAGTACGGCGAATGGTTCAGCATCAGGTGTCGCTACAGTTTCTTCTGTTGCCGCAAGAAGTGTTGGTGTCGGTGCTGGTACAGTTTCTGCAAGTGGTTCAGTTGCATCGACTGCCGCAAAAGCTGTAGCGAATGTTTCACCCACATCTTCCGGGACATCTACGAGTGCATCTACAGCGGTAGGTGTTGCAACAGTTCAAGCTACTGTTAGTGCGGATGCAACAAGTACGAGCACAATTACAGCCGTAGCTAATGTTACTTCATCTGCTACGGGCAGTGCTGTTTCTGCGCCATCTACAGCCAGAGCGATTGCAAACCTGCAAGCATCTGCTACGGCTACCGCAACTACGACGGGTACAGTAGTTACACGACAACTCGCTGGTGCAACGATAACAGGCACTGCGACAGTTGCGGATGTAAATCAAGTTGCTGTTGCTAATACCGGCGGCGCGATTAGCGCAACCTCTACAGTCGCGGATGTCAATGAAGTTGTTGTAGCTAAAGCAGAAGGCACAATAAGTGCAACTTCAACTGTTGCTGATGTAGACGAAGTTGTCGTAGGAAAAGGGCAAGGCTCTTCTTCTGGTACGACAGCCACATCAGGTGTCGCTCTTCAGATACACGTTGGCGCGATTGACGCATCGACAACGGCAACAGTAGCAAACGTATCAGCAAGAAGTATTGCTAACCCAAGTGTATCTAGCACAGGTAGTGCAACCGTCGCGGATGTAAACGAGGTAGCTGTTGCAAATGCAGGCGCGAGTGCATCTGGTGAGGCAACAATAACAACAAGCAATATTCGGCATGTGCATATATTAGATACACAAGCTGAAGTGCCTACCATAGTTGGCGCGGCTACAGTAAGCGCACTATCAACTAAAATCAACTTCTTTAATCCTGCACTCTACGACAGACAAAATGTTGTTTATGTGCCAGCAGAGACTATAAGACGAGTAAGCGTAGAAAGAGAGATCGAGCATAACGTGGTATATATAACCTTTGATAACCCACGGACTGTGTTTGTTGAACTTGATGAGTCAAGAACAGTTAGTATTGATTCTCCAGAATTTAGAAAGATACAGGTGGCCGCATAATGGCGTTTAAATTTCCAGATAAAGATCCAGACGAAAAGTTGGACTACACAGTAGATTGGTCACGTTACTTAGATCGAGATAGTCTAACTATTAATTCCGTACAGTGGAAAATACAAAAAGCAGACGGTACGTTTATAGCTTTTACTGAAGGCTCCTCTTTTGAAAGCGATGCTTTGTCTGTAAACAGCGGAACCACGGTAGGATTAACCTCCAGTGTAATTCCAGCACCAACAGATACCACAGCAACAATTGTTTTGTCAAAGGGTGAGGCAGGAGTCTCGTATACACTGTTGTGTGAAATAACAACTACTACTTCCTCTAAAACAACAGCACCCATCGTAACAAATAGAAAGATTAAGATAAAAGTTAGGGAGCGTATATAATGGCGTATGATTTTTTAGCCCTGACAAACGAAATTTGTAGCAGGCTTAACGAAACAAGATTGACCACAACCAACTTTGCAACTGCTACTAATTTTTATCAAACAATTAAAGACTCAATTAATGCGGCAATTCGTGATATTAATCATCAGGAATATAACTATCCGTTTAATCACACTAGCACTGAAATTATATTAGATGTTAACACTGCTAGATATCCTATTCCTCAGAATGCAAAGATCGTAGATTATGAAAGCGTAAGAATACTCAGGGATTCTAGTTTAAATGTTTCTACGCATATACTAAAACATATTCAGTATGATGAGTATGTAAAAAGTTATTTAGATCAGGAAATAAATACAAATGCTACTGGGGCTGTTCCACGATTTATCGCAAAGACACAAACTAATGATTTTGCCGTAGCCCCTAAACCAGATAAAGCGTACACGTTAGAAGTAGAATATTTTATTATTCCTGCCGACTTGTCATTGTTTGACGATGTGCCCACTGTTCCTGAATCATTCAAGCATGTCATATTAGACGGTGCAATGTATCACTGTTACATGTTTAGGGACAATGCTCAGTCCGCAACATTAGCAAAACAAAAGTTTGACGAGGGGCTAAAAGCAATGCGAAGTCTTCTTATCAATGAATATATTAATGTCATAGATACTAGAGTAAGCAGAAATATAAATACTTTTGCATTGGGTACGCCGATAGCAAATGCAGGTTCATCGCGGGATAATATCTAATGGCTGACGGATGGCAGACATACCCTGTTGAATTTAGAGGTGGATTAGTAACTAACTTGTCGCCTATTCAACAAGGAATTAACTTGCCCGGTAGTGCAAGACAGCTTAGAAATTTTGAACCGTCTGTTGAGGGTGGCTACAGAAGAATTCTAGGCTTTCAAAAATTTGATTCTAACGCAGTTACAGGTGCAACAGATGCGTTAATGCGGGGTGTCCATTACTATAGTGGTAATGCTTATGCAGTTCGTAATAACGCGAGTGGTGGACAAGGCGAACTTTACAAATCAGGCGGATCGGGTTGGACAAGGATAACAACTGATTCGATTAGATTCTCTGCAACTAACACTAAAGTAAGATTTGCCAAGTATAATTTTAATGGTACTGAAAAAATATTCATGGTGGATGGTTCTAATACCCCGTTGTATTACGACGGCACCACCATAGCACAGCTTCCTGCTAACGCCGCTTACAATAATTCTAGTCACGTAGCTGTATACAGAGATCATATATTTGTTGCTAAAGGAGGAACATCTTTAGCATTTTCAAGCTTGTTAAGTGACACAGATTGGACTGCGGGCAGTGGAGCAGGAGAGTATCAATTTAACGATACTATCACAGGTCTTCAGGTATTCCGGGACACGTTGTTTATATTTACTAAAACACAGATACATAAATTACAGGGAACTACTTCCTCTGATTTTGTTAGACAACCTGTTTCTACTGACTTAGGTTGTGTTCAAGAAGACACGATTCAAGAAATAGGTGGTGACGTAATCTTTATGGGTCCAGACGGATTGAGATTACTTTCTGCTACAGAGCGAATCGGTGACGTTGGGCTTGGCTCAATTACTAAAAACATTCAGTCAGAAGCTACAGACTTTTTAAATGGCAATAGTTCGTTTTCTAGTTTAGTTGTTCGCGGCAAATCTCAGTATAGAATTTTTGGATTTGATTCTGGGGATGCACTATCTGAGTCTCAGGGCTTAATAGCAACGCAGTTTGCTTCACAAGGTGGAGAGGGAATTGCGTGGTCAGAAACCAGAGGAATTAAAGCTTTTAGTGCATATGGAGAATACTCCGGGACAGAAGAGTTTTTGTTATTCGCACACACAGATGGGTATGTATATAGATTAGAACAAGGCATTTCGTTCGACAGCACAGATATAGATGCGTCATTTTTTACTCCATACCTACCTGTATCTGATTCGACAGTTCGCAAAACAATTTACGTTGCGCACAACTATGTAGATCCAGATGGTAATTTTACAGCTTCAATGGCAATTGACTACGATTTTAGCACTGGCATTAGACCATCGCCTATAACATTAAGTAATAACATCGCATCAAGTGGTCAGACGGGTATCTATGGAACATCCCTATACGGCACAGGTATTTTTGGAGAAGCATTACAAGTGCAATTAAGAGATCAATTAACAGGATCTGGTTTTGTTGTCTCATTGGAGTACACCTCTTCTGGTTCAACCCAGCCTTTTTCATTAGACGCTGTGGCATTGGAATATGCTACTGAGAGTAGGAGATAAGTATGGCAGGCTATACTAGGCAAAGTACAGCAGGCATTGTTGACGGTGGAGTAATCAGTGCTTCAGACCTGAATAATGAATTTAATCAAGTTCAAACAGCAATGGGAACTAGCGGTCACGATCACAGTGGCACCGCCGGTAATGGTCCTAAGATTACAGCAACAGGACTTGCTGATAATGCTGTTACAACAGCTAAGATTAATGCAGATGCTGTCACCAATGCTAAGATAGCGGATGACTCAATTGACTCTGAGCATTACGTAGATGGATCAATTGATACTGCCCACTTAGCTGACAACGCAGTTACTGCCGCCAAGCTGGATGAAACAGGGTCGTACACAGTTGCAGGACTTACTGTATCTAGTGCTTCTATTGTTTTAGAAGGAGCTACAGCAGATGCACACGAGACTACAATAACTGTTGCAGATCCTACGGCAGACAGAACAGTCACAATTCAAGATGCTACAGATACTCTCGTAGGCCGTGCAACAACCGATACGCTGACCAATAAATCCGTTAGCCTTGCCAGTAACACAGTCACAGGTTCGTTAGCGCAGTTTAATACTGCGTTGTCCGATGACAATTTTGTATCGCTGACAGGTTCAGAGACGTTAACTAATAAAACATTAACATCTCCGACTATAACATCACCGACAGCTTCTGGTCTGTCTTTATCTGATTCGTCTGTAGTATTTGAAGGTGCTACTGCAAACGATTTCGAGACAACGCTCACAGTCACAGACCCAACAGCAGATCGTACCGTAACTATAAAAGATGCATCAGGAACTGTTGCTCTCACCAGTGACATCACACTGGGTACATTGAGCGTAACCGCCACTGCATCAGAATTGAACATAGTGGATGGTGATACGTCCGCCACTGGTACAACCTTAGCTGATGCAGATCGTGTGGTTGTTAATGACGCAGGCACGATGGTACAGGTCGCCTTGACTGACTTTGAAACATACTTCGAAAGTGCATTAGACACACTCTCAAATGTGACAACCGTGGGTGCTTTAAATGCAGGTTCCATTACAAGCGGCTTTGGTAATGTAGACGTAGGCTCTAGTAACTTAACTGCAACAGGCACTGTATCACTAGGTGCTACATCTTTTAATGACAACGCAATTACTAACGTAGGTGATATCGCACTAGATTCTATCAGTGCAGACGGAACGGATATTAATGTAGCAGTATCAGATAATTCTGCAACTGCTTTTACAATTAAGCAAGGCTCAGATAATTATTTAGTTATTGATACTGGAGACAGCAGTGAATCTATATCAATAGGCACAGGTGTATCGGGAACTGCAATATCTATAGGACATGGCACATCTCAAACTACTGTTAACGACAACCTTACAGTTACAGGCAATTTAACTGTCAATGGGGATACAACAACTGTATCTACATCTAATACCACTGTTGAAGATAATTTGCTTGAGCTTAACTCCGGTGCTTCTAGCAATGCTAATGATAGCGGAATTATTATCGAGCGCGGTAGCACAGGTGACAATGCCGTTATGCTTTGGGATGAAAGCGCAGATAAATTTGCTTTCGGAACAACTACAGCTACAGCAGATTCTACTGGCAATATTAGCTACACAGCCGCAGGACTTACGCTGGGAAGCGTTGATGTAGATAATATAAATGTCAATGGTAACGCAATCACAAGCACTGATACTAATGGTAACATTACCATAACGCCAAATGGAACTGGCGAAGTTGATATTAGTAAAGTAGACATTGACTCTGGCGCAATTGACGGAACAACAATTGGAGCTAACAGTGCCGCCGCTGGTACGTTCAGTCAAGTTACACTTGCAAGCGGTGCATCGGTAACTAGCATTCTGGACGAAGACAACTTCGCATCAGACAGTGCTACGGCTCTTGCTACACAGCAGTCAATTAAAGCGTACATAGCAAGTCAGCTAACTGCATCGGTTCCTGCTGGTGTTGTAAGCCCGTATGCTGGTACATCTGCCCCAACTGGCTATTTATTATGTTTTGGACAAGCAGTTAGCCGTAGCACATACTCAGATCTATTTAGTGCAATCAGTACAACTTACGGTGTTGGAGATGGCTCGTCAACTTTCAATCTACCTGATCTACGTGGTCGTGTTGTTGCTGGTCAAGACGATATGGGAGGTTCTTCAGCAGACCGTCTTACAGGTCTATCTGGTGGCATAGACGGAGATACACTTGGGGCAACTGGCGGTTTACAAACACACACTTTAACAGTAGCTGAATTACCTGCACACAATCACTTTACTAATATTACTAGAAATTCAAACTCATCAGGAAGTAATATCACTGCCAAAGAAGACGAATTAAATAACGCAGGCAATATTAACACAGCCGACACAGGCGGTGGCGACGCACACAACAACGTACAGCCTACAATAATCCTCAACTACATCATCAAGACGTAAGGGACTAAGCAGTGGATTTACCGCAGATGACTCAGGGTCAACTAGAAAAGCACGAGGCTGAGTGCGCTATCCGTTATCAGTATGTACAGGATAGCCTCAAATCCTTAGATAAACGTATGTGGCGCATGGAAGCCATGATTATGTGTTCAACCTTAGCTGTTATTGGAACTGCTGTAGCATTATTGGTAAATCTCTAATGTTCGTAGAAACGATTGCCGTAATCCAACTTGCTAACGAGGCGATCAACGGTATTAAAGAGCTTGCAGGTCATGTCACATCTGTAGGGCAAATGGGTAAGCACCTCACTAAGCTCGCGGATGCAGAAGAAGAAATACAGCGGAAAGCAGAAGCAGGATGTATGGATCACTTCTGGGCTTTAGAGGATATAAAGCAAAGAAATTATGAGATAAAACAAATGTTTATCTACGCCGGTCGCCCCGGCTTGTGGGACGACTACCAAACATTTATTAAAAACAGGAAAAAGTTAAAAGAAAATGCAAGAAAACGAGAAGAAGCTAAAAGAGCTAGAAGAAAGAAACTCATTAAAGAATGGAGTATTGGCATTGCTGTTACCTGTGCCGCCCTTTCTGCTATTGGCCTTAGCGTCTATATCTTATATTGGATCATAAGTACGAAAGGTAAATAAAATGGAATGGCAAAAGTGGGCGCAATAATATGTGGACTGTAATTGGAATAATCACTCTCGCTGTACAACCGGGCTTATTACAGGTAGTAGGGCGTGAAGAGTTTGAAAGTCCACAGGACTGTTTTGAAAAAGCAATGATGTTGATGAACGACGCAGAAGACCCTAGAGGTATGGCGTGTGTACCAATACCACCTGAATGGAAGACAGACGCATGACAGAACTAGAAAAGTACGATTTAAATGGCGATGGAGTCTTAGACGCCGAAGAACGTAAGCTAATGCTGGAAGATCGCCGTCGCCGTCTTGAGGACGATGACAAACAACGTGACCAAATTCGGGTCATGGTTTGGTATGCGCTCGCAGGGATGTTATTATACCCGTCTGGAATCTTTCTTTGCGATCTTTTTGGTCTTACTAATGCCGCTACTATTCTAGGTAATATTTCTGGCACTTACTTCATTTCGGTGTCCGCCTTAGTTGCCAGTTTCTTCGGCGCATCAGCTTACCAAGCAAAGAAAAAAGGCAACTGTAAATGCTAAATTTAATTATTGGGCCTGCAATAGATCTTGCAAAAGATTTTATTAAGGGAAAGGCAGACGAAAAGAAAGCAATCCAAGAGCGAAAAATTGCAACAATTCAGAACGATGCCAATTGGGAAGCCAAGATGGCATCTGGCGCTGAGAAAAGCTGGAAGGACGAATGGTTTTCAATACTGCTAAGCCTGCCTTTGATTGGTGTAGCATATGGTGTCGTGATGGGTGACCCCTCTATTATTCAAAGAGTTAATGAAGGTTTTGCCTCATTAAACACTCTTCCCGAATGGTATCAGTATTTACTTTTTATTGCGGTCACATCGAGTTTTGGCATACGTGGTGCCGATAAAATAATGAATATGAAGAAAGGTAAATAACATGAGTTTCTCTTCTGTAATAGAAATGGTCCTTCACCACGAAGGTGGCTATGTCAATCATCCGAATGATCCGGGTGGTGAAACTAAGTATGGCATAAGTAAACGTGCCTATCCAGAAATTGATATAGCTAATTTAACGGAAGAAAATGCAGGAGAAATATATTTTAAGGACTATTGGTCCAAGATTAAAGGTGAGGATTTGCCTAGGGGCGTTGCTTGTGTTGTTATGGACTACGGTGTCAACTCAGGCATCAGTCGTGCGTCCAAAGCATTACAATGTGCCTGTGGAATCAAGGAGGGTGACGGCATCATCGGCCCCCACACACTTGCCGCAGTATGGACTACTGTTGAAAACGAAGGTCAAGACTACGTGGTAAACGAAGTTACTCGTCTTCGTAGAGAATTTATTCGTGGTCTAGGTATCTACGACACATTCGGTAAAGGATGGGAGCGTAGGATTGATGAGACACGTGCTAAGGCAATGGAGTTAATCGATGTTTAGCGAAAAACAAATGAGCCGAATCGCTAAGAAGCTAGGGTATGACGGTCCGCCTCATAAATTTAATGAGTTCTTACAAAGTAACCCCGGTGCCAGACAAGCTTATATGGGGCTACAGAATAGGGCAAACATGTTAAAAATGAATGCCGGTGGATACGTGCGTATGCTACAAGAAGGCGGCGATGTGCAACAAGCGGGAGAGGGTGTAGGTGCTCCTATCACAGGTGCGGCTGTACCACAGCAACCAGCATATGGCCCTAAAGTAGATGCCGAAGGTAATACTATACAAGAACAAGTGTTAGACACTGAAGGTAATCCAGTACTAGATCCTGAAGGCAATCCTATGATGCAGGATGTTATGCCTAATATTGTAGATACAACTGCTCAGCGCATATTTCAACCGGGCCTTCCTGCCGGGGGGACTCAAATAGCACAAGGTATAGAAAATACCGATGAGCAAAATATTGCAGAAGGAACAGGTCAGGTTAGTGACACTGCACCACAGGCTAGTGCACCCGATACAGCCGCAACACAAAAAGCTACGGCACCAGTAACACCCACGGCAGAGCAATATGAAGCAATGCTAGCATCTGGACAGGTGCCCTCTACTGCACCCGCAGTTGGTACTGTTTCAGCCCCAATGGAAGCGCAGACAACTGTTCCAACTTCTACTGAGGTTGCTAATCAACAGGCCGCACAACTAGAAGGTTCTGTTCGTATACAGGCACCTGATGCAAGACAGCTTTCTCCCGAAGAGCTAGTGTCGGCACCAGCAAGCGCAAGAGCGGCGGCAATGTTTGCGGAAGAAGTTGAAGCCGCACAGGGACAACCTTCTGAAAAGGCTACTGTACAGGGACAGTTAGCCAATATGATGGCGCAGTTTGAAGAAGGGCAAACTCCTCCGTGGGCGGCAGGGGCGATGCGTAATGCATCTGCTATCATGGCGCAACGTGGTTTGTCTGCTTCTTCGATGGCGGGACAAGCACTGATACAAGCGGCTATGGAATCTGCCTTACCTGTTGCTATGGCTGATGCACAAACATTTGGACGATTTGAAATGCAGAATCTGTCAAACAGACAGGCTCGTGCAATGCTTGCGGCAGAACAACGTGCTGGATTTATCGGCCAGCAGTTTGATCAAGAATTTCAAGCCCGTGTAATTAATGCATCTAAGATCAGCGATATTGCCAATTTAAACTTTAACGCTGAACAACAGATTGCATTAGAAAATGCTAAAATGGCGCAAACTGTTGATTTAGCTAACTTATCTAACCGTCAAGCTGTTACAATGGCTAGTATTGCGCAGATTGCAAATTTAGAAACTACTAATCTAAACAATCGTCAGCAAGCGGCTGTACAAAACGCACAAGCATTTTTACAGATGGATATA